TTTTATGGTTCAATTTATCTGCTCTTATTTTTGATTTATCTGATAATTCTATATGTTCTAATTCATATAATGTATCACTCATATCATTTAATACTTCAGTATCTTCATCCATTGCATACCCAATAATTACTATACTTAATAAATCTCTATAAAATCTATCTTTCAATCCTATTTCTTTTTTTTCTTCTCCATTAAGAACTTTTATAAAAAAACAAGGTTTTTCAAGATTTTGTAACTTTCTATCAGTATATATTGGATATTGGCCTTTATCTTTATATAGTAGTGCGATTTTATTTGCTATTCCCTGTATAATCTCATTTACTACACTTTTAACCATTATTTAAACACTCCTCTATATATTTTTTCATTTTTTGTTCTAATATTGCTGGCAACTGTGATTCAAGTTCCTTTTCAGATATAGTCAACATATATTTTCCTTCAACCCAACTTTGTTTCAGTCGTTTGCCCAACGCAGGAACATATCTGCCAGGTTCTTGTCTATGTCCATATTCAACATAAGATGCATATTTAACTGGATTTTCAACAATGACAATATAGTTGTTACCAAATTTAAAAATTTTTAAAGAATCTGCATATGTAGTTGGATCCGGTACACTTCCACTTTCCGCTTCTGCTTCTGTATTCGCTGTCCATCCTCTTCTTAAAGTTCCACCACTTTTTATTGTATATTTTTTTTCATTTATTACTTCAAAGGTTCCTTCCCCAACAGGTGTTCTAGGAATAACTTTTGATAGCAACCTTGCTGCAAGTTCTTTGGCTACATCTTTACAGAATTTTTCTACATCTGTTTTCGCTAGTTTTTCAAATTCTTTTTCTAATTTTTCAAATTCACTAAAATCACATTTTCCCCATTTAGCCATTATGCCCATCCTTTCCATAATTCTATAATTATTTCTTGATGTGTATCATAAACTGCTGGCTCACCACTATTTTTATACTTCGTAGTTCTTCCTCTGCCAGTTACAATTATTAGACTTCCTGGTTTAATTTCTAGTTCTGGTGCAATAAATAACTTTATTTTCTGTACTTTTTTTGCTTCCGTATCTGTTTGTGTATTCACATAAATGTCTTCGAATGAAATCCTACATTTTTCATTTTTAAAGACTTCTGTTTCAACATCTTTTGTTATATTGTTAATTACTTTAGGTTTTAATTCATAAATCGTACATTCCGAGTCATATTGTTTTTCAATATTTTTTCTTGCAATCAATGTATATTGGTTCATATTACCACCTCATCTTTCGATGCCTATATAAAGCCTTTTTATACTTTTCTATTAGAATATCATTATCAAAATCTATTGTTCCGGTATTGTATGTTGTCCCATTTATTTCAATTTGTGAGGTTGTATCAGCAAATGTAGTTGTTGTATCTCCTACTTGAATACTTTTAACTTTGACATTTTTGTCCTCATTTTCTTCAGCATCTATACTTTTTACAAATTGATCATCATACTTATTTAAGTACCAATAATCTTTTACCATATTTAGCCATGTTGTATATAATCCCTCTGAAATTATATTTTGGTGTGTTACATCTAATATAATAACTAAAACATCATATATACAATAAACTAATTGTTCATTTGCTTCTTTTTTCTTTTCATCATTTGAAATAGTATTTATAGATAATTCTTTTTTCAGTCTTTCTATAAATTTATCTACATCTATATTAGTTTTATTTTTTATTTTATCAACCATATTTTCACCTACTCTCCTTCTGGATTTTGGCCTTCTCCTGCTTTTGCTTCTTCAATTTTAGCAATCAATGTTTCTTTTTTCATATTATGAGCATTTTTTATTCCAAGTTTTTTAGCTTTTTCTTTTAATGCTTCTAATTCTTCATCTTCGCTAGTTTCATTTTTGTTTTCTCCAGAATTTTCTCCTTCATCATTGGTACCGTCATTTATGTCGGTACCATCATTTTGCTTTCCTTCTGGATTTATTGGATTTTCTGGCTCTGTTTTTGGTTCTTCAATTTCTTCTATAACTTCAACATATTTCTCATTTTCTTTATATTGTTTTTCATCAATTACAGCTTCCTCATTGATATAGCACCATATATTATTTAATTTAACTCCAGGACCTGTTACTCTTACTTTTCTTTTCATAAATCCTTTCTCCTTTCAAAAATAAGGTAAAGACTAATGTCCTTACCTTATGATAATTTTATTTCTGCTTGGAAGATATCTTCAGCACAACTTAATGTTGGTAAAGCTGTAGCAACTGCTTTTTCCCAAGTGCTTACAGGATCTAATCCTTCTTCATACATACAAGCAAAGATTTTTCCAACAGTTCTAACATCAATAGCAGGATTTCTTTGTAATCTTATTTCTTCTGCTGTTGGTCCATAAACTGTTTCTCCTAATGTTTCATTAGGAATCATAACAAATTTATTTTCTGGGAAATATCTATGTTTTGTATATGTACCATTCTTTTCTAATTTTCTATATTTTCTGTCATATGTATAAATGCTTGGTAGTCCTAGAGAATTTAAATATGTATTTAATTCCCCAACACTTGCAATTCTTGTACTATCCTTTCCAAATAATGCATTTACAACATTTTTATTTGATAGAATTTTTGCAAGTACAGTATTTGAAGTTATTATTCTTCCTGGCATTTGATCTAATTTATTTGCCCATGAAATTATATCATTTACTGGGTTTGATGATTCTAATGACCAATCAACATTTGCAACTTTGTTTTCAGTTGGTACACCATAATCAATAGTAGCATTCAATTCGTTCTCATCTAATGTTATAACACCATTAGCAATAACATCCATTCTCATTTTTTCTACTCTTGCTCTTACTGATTCCACTAAATTATCAAAATCATTATAAACATCTTTCATTAAAGCTTGTCTTTCAGCATCATTTCTTGGACTTTCTAATGCAATAATTTCTTTTTCTTTTAATTGCATTTTTCTTTTGATTAAAGCTAATTCAACAGCTTTTTTCTCTGCTTCCCTTTGTCCTATTTCTGATTCTGTATCAAAACCATGAACACTTGCTATAACTGGTGTTTTACTTGCATTTGTTAAAACATCGAATTCAAGACTTTGTTTTTTTGTTTCTGGAAATAACTCCTCACCCATTAAAGCTGGGAATTTTCTTTCTTTTAAATAATTTAAAACTTCTTTTTGACTAAATAATTCTAATACACTTTTTGGCATATTAACACACTCTCCTTTTTTATTATTTTTTATCATTATATTTTATCTAAATTTAATTCCTGTCATTGTTGCTTTATCTTCTGAAGATACAACTGCAGGTAATCTTGCCTCTAAAACATATCCCTCAACCATTATTGCTGCAGGTTGTGGTCCATATGTTACATCAACATCGGCAAATACTAAACCTATTGCCTTTTCACCTTTTTTATACACTGTTCCTGCTTGAACTATTTTTCTACCTTTTTCATCCGCTTTTATACCTGTATCATCTACTTGCTCAGTAAAGTTTTGGTATTTTGCTGATGCTAAAAAATTTTTTTCTTTTACACTTTCTTTATTAACATACATAATTTTTACCTCCTAAAAAATTTAATTAAAAAATTGGCTTTTTGTATTTTGGCTTTCACTTTTATTAGCCTCTTTAGCAAAATTAGCAGCCATACTAATTTCACCATCATCATCGCCTTTGTCTCCTTCTGGATTTACTGGTTCATAACCATTGGCTTTTTTCTTTTCAAAGAAATGTGGTGCTTGTTTTTTGTAATTATCAGTTATTTCTTTTAATCCGATTAGGGATTTTTTGTCATCTGATAATTTAATTTTATCTTTATCTTTATTTAATAGTGAAATAAATGCTTCCCTTGTTAAATCATCTTTTAACACTTTTGCATCATCTAATCCTTTATTTAATAAATCATTATAGATATAATCTTCATTTTCTTTTTTAGCATTTTCCTCAATTTCTTTGATTTTTTTGTCGTATTCATCTTTTGAAATACTATTTTTTTGTAAATCAGCAATTGCTTTTTCCTTATCTTCTTTTTCTTTTGTAATAACTTTTTTGTCGTTTTCTAATTGTGATTTTTCAGATTGTAAGGTTGTAATCTGAGTATTTAATGCAGCAACCTCTGCACCATTTTTGGCCATAACAGATTCTACTTGTTCATCTGTTAATCCCATTGCTTTTAGTTCTTCTCTTTTCATGAGTTCTCCTTTCGTTCAGGCTTTCGTGTTTTTATACGGAGCAACGCCTCCGACCTGGTGTTGTTTTCGAACAACTTACAAAATCGTAATATATAAAAATAAGTATGTTAAATAACATACCTACATTTATAACTTCTTATTGGCTGTTTAAGAATCCATTTAATCCACCGCTATTTATAGACACCAAAAAAAGACATATAAAACTATATGCCTTTAAATTTAAATAGCCTTATATTCCATTTTCATGTGTCGTTTTTTGGCTATTTTTCAAGTATTTTTATGATTTTCACTTCGTTTTCAAATAATGAATAGACTTTATTGTCTGCATCATTTTTTATACTTATTTCTTCAATTTCTGGATCATTATCTTGTGCTGGTACATAACCAACTATTATTCCTTCATACTTTTTACCACTAAATGATTCTATATTAACTTTTTTATTTAATAATTCCTCTAAATTTTTTCCTTTCATTTTAGTTTCCACCTTTCCTATAAGGAACAATATGCGTTCCAGTTTTACTATAATGTATGTTGAAGCTATTTGTCTTTATCTCATTATTTTTATTTTTTACAACTCCGATTGTTTCTTTTACTGTTATTATTTCTTTTTTGTTCCACTTACCACTGTCGCTAAATTCTAATTGTCCCTTTCCCGCGTATTGGTTTATTAGCTCTTGTGCTTTTTCTTTTGAAATAGTTAAATAGCTTTTTCCGTCTATATAATTATTACTTCCAATTATATGTTTATCTTGCTTTCCTTGATTTATGGTCTTATTTACATTATCAATATATTTTTTTGCTCTTTCTTCAGTTGTTATTCCCAACGCATCAGAGTATTGTGCTTTTAAATTCTTCCACTCATCAATATTATTATACTTCATTTCTTGAAATTTATCAAATGTTTTAGGCATTTCATCACCTAAAATGTCCTTGTATCTATTATATTGCTCATAATCCGATGATTTATTTTTATTCATTTTTATATCTGTTTCAAATGCTTTCTTTGTAGCCGGATCTGAATAAACATATTTTTCTAACCATTCCTTATAAGTAATATTTCTTGGAACATAATAGGTTTTTCCATCAGTATTTCTTGCTGCCCTTTCTCCAAATTCAAATTCATCTTCGAAGTATGGTCCCGTTGTTGTTCTACATCTTACATGAAACGGTGGGGCCGTAATTCCTATTTTCATATCTTTCATTTCATATACTGTGCCATCTATTTCTCTACATATATCTGATGTTCTTGAATCTAATGTTGCTATGTTTATATACTTTTGTACCCCTAACTCATTAAAACATTTTTGCCTTGATGCACTTGAGAAAAAAGCAGATTCTGTCATTACCAGTGTTCCAGCCTTATTCTTACTAACATTAAAATCCTTTGAGATTTTATCTATTACTTTATCTGGTGGATTTCCCAAAATTATTGATTGTGTCAAATCTGTTTGTAATGTTTTAATTAGTGCTTTTTTATTTTTCCAAATTCTATCAGAAAATGTTTGTTCATCTGTAGTCCAGGGTTTAGATATTATACTTTGTATTATGTCTAAATTTAATGTTGCAAATTTAAATGCTACATTTGAACCCTTTTGGAGCTCATAGGCTGTTTTATAGTAATTATCTCTGTATGTTTCTAGTATAAAATCATTTGTATTATTGCTTTCATCATAATACAACTTTTCAACTTGTTGTTGTATTTGTAATTCTAATGCCTCTAATCTAGAAATATGTATTTTTGAACTTGCATTTTCCAATTGCTTTTTCCAAATTAGATCTATTCCATTTTCTTCTCCATATTTTATATATTCTTGTACATCCCAGTTCAGTTCTTTCAGTTCATCACTATTCAGCCACTTTTTTGCTTCCTTTAAGCTAATTTGATTATTTACTGCAAATCTTACTAACCAATTATTTATTTCTTTTTTTACGGTGCTTAATGCCTTATCGTATGTTTCTTTTAATTCTGTAATATATTTAGCCTCATTCAGCAATTGTGCTTTTTCAAGTTCTTCAAATCTTTTAGTCCAATATTCTGCATTATTTCCCATTATTTATCACCAACTTTTGAACTTCCATCTTCTGTTTTGTTCCCTAATTCCTTTATTATTTTGTTATAATCACTTTCATTTTTTTCCGCTTCTGCTTTTTCTTCTTTATCTATCTTTTCTTTTTCATCTTCAACATCATTAACATAAGGATGTCTTGATAATATTGTATCTTGACTTAACATTTCTATACTTGCTTGGCAATTTTCTATTAGTTCTTTTTCATTTACAGTCATTGTTTTATTAAATACATATTCTACTTCTTTATCAGAATAATCTTTGCCTTTGCTCATTTCAACCCAATTATTATAGAAAAACATAAAATATTCCAAACTGCTTTTAAATTCTGTTTCTATGTTACTACAGTCTAAATCTAGGTCAGCATATAATTGTTTTAATGCTACACCAGACTCCTGTGTTCCAAATTTTTCGCTTTGAGTATCAACGCAAGAGCCACCCTCATAAATATCTTTTCTTAATTGTTCGATAAAACTTTTAAATGCTTCTATATTTAAAGTTATATCTTTACGATCGTATTCTCCATCAGTATCTAAAAATACTGTATTATATGTTGCTAGATTTTTTTGAAAAGTTCCTGCTTCCGACTGATAATTTTTTACAACATTAACTCCATCTGGTGCTTCATAAATTGAATCTCCTGTTCTAGAGCATAATTCATCGTAACAATCAATAAGGCTTTTCAATAAATGAATTAGTGGCATTTCATCTCCATTATACTTGAAATATATGAAAGGTATCTTTTTCCATCTTTGTGGTTTTCCATCAAGTTCAAAATGTGCAACAATACTTGTTCCTTCTCCATCTTGTCCAATTACTAACTTACTTCTCTTGTCTACTTCTTCCACATCTTCTTGTAATGTAGAACCATCATAAATATAATATCTTACACCCTCTAAATCCCAATATTCTACTTTTGTTTTCTTTTCTCTTTCTGTTTCACTTGTATATACTTCAACTTCATATGTCATTATAATTGCATCTAATATTTCGTGTTCTTCATCTTGCCATAATGGTATAATTCTAGTTGCATATCTTAACCTTGCTTTTAAATCTCCATTTTCATCGATATATATTTGCCACCAAGCAATTCCTCTTTTTACTGCTTCTATTAGTGTATATTTTAGTCTTTTATGCATTTTATTGTTAAATAAATCTTTCAATAAGTCCTTGTATTCTTCATCTTCTTTTTCATTTTTGGCTAGAACCTGTTTTATTGTTGGCTTTTTTCTTAAAAGATATCCCGCTTTTTGATTTATCATTTTATATATAATCGGATGTTTTAGTTTATAGTTTTTTGCGTGTGGTGCTACTTGTTCTGCTCCATTTTCTGCAATAATAATTCTTTGTTTATCTTCAATATCACCTTGATTTTTGTAGTATTTACTTCCTTCTACCATTTCCTTAAATGTATCTGATTGCTTAAAATCATCTATTTGTAAATCTATAAATTTTGACAATACCAGACCTTTTTTTGCTCCTTCTGCTATTATCATTTTTATTCTATCCATCTCTGTTATCATTATTTTTCTCTCCTTACTGCACAAAATATGCTCCCCTTTTCTTATTAGGGTATAATGTTTGTAATAAGTATCTTAATGCATCTAATGCGTGATCATTTTGTTTGACTGGTTTATCCTCTCCTTTTTCCTGTGCCTTTTCGTCCCAAATGTATGAATTAAATTCTCTTATTATATTAGGACACTTTTCTTCAACAATATGGATTCTTTCTTCATCTAACCAATTCAAAACTAAATTTATACCATCTATAACCGCATTGTCTGCTTCCTTAACGGCTATTTTATTTTGCTTAAATAAATTAATTAAAGATGTAGCACTTGGATCTATAATAACCTTTCTAATTTCCAAATCTCCAATTAATTTTTTATAATCATTTAAAAACATTGTGTCAGTCTTTGTTATTTTTTCTTCCTGTCCTTTTTTGTTCTTTTTAGTTCCTTTATTGTAATATTCATCTAATATCCATACTTGTGGCTTTCCATCAATATATTTTATTCCACATAATAAGAATACCTGTGGATTTGTAATTCCATAGTCTGATGATACATAAAAGAAATCAAACTTTTTAGGAATATCTACAGGTTTTATGCAATGCTTAATCTTATCAAAATTAGGATATATAATACCTTCAGCAAGTACCCACAACCCCAATATAAATCTTTGAAAGAAAACTCCTACAAACATTTTACGATATCTTTCTTTTGTTTCCTCATCAAGACTTGGATTATCATCCATTGTAAAATGTAAATGTAATATATTTTTTTCTTTCTTTTTATCAATCCATTCAACTTTAAACCAATGATTTGGTCCTTCTGGGTTGCAGTTAAACCAGTATTTTGAACCTTTTACAGAGCATCTAGCAAGTGCTTGGTTTACGAAAGATTGTGGCATCAATGCAACTTCATCTAAAAATACCCCTGCAGCAGTAATTCCGTTGTACTAAATCTTGTGATCTTTCGTCCTTACCACCAAAGATATAGAAATAATTTATTATTTCTCCTTTGGATATTTCACACATATTGTCTGCACGCCTATCTTTTATTTTATATCCCTGTGCTCTTAACATTAGCTTCAACCAAAAAAGAACATTCCTACGAAATGCTCCTACTGTTTTTCCTGCCAATATAAAATTTTGTCCATTAAATCTTGTCATTGCCCATAAAACAAATGATAATGACATACATAATGTTTTACCTGCTCTAATACTTCCATCTGCAATAATTCCATTTTTATCTTTTACTGGACTTTTATCTGTCCACCAGGTCAAAATCTTCTTTTGTTTTAAACTAAATGGCTTAAACTTGAATAATGTACCATTCTTTATTTTTTTTCTTAAAGTAATAGCATTTTGCATTACTTTATTTCTTAGATTAGATATTCTTTCATCAAAACTTTTACTATTATTCTTCAGTGTAATCATTCCATGCACCTTCTGTCGAATCATTTAACGCTTGTATAAAACTGTCATCTTTCATATCTTCATTATTTGAGCTATCATCCTTTGCTGCTTCCATTTCTAATCTAATCAAATCTAATTCAAGTTTTCTATCATCAGTTTCTATTTTGTGATAACTATCAATATATCGCCTTTTGGCCTCTTGCACTCTTGTAAGTGATTCTTCTAGTTTTTGAATAATATTTGTTGTACTTTCTGCTTCAGTTGTTGTAGTTGATCCATTGCTTTTGTATGAAATATTTTTTGATGTACTTTTAGACATTCTCACAATTGTTAAATCTTTGCCTTCTTTTACATTTTTTATCCTCTGCATCATTCTTCTTTCTCGTATAGATAGCATTTTTATTTCTGACATTATTTGATATTTCTTATCGTATAGTTCTGTTTGTTTCATAATAGCCTTTTCTTCATCTGTCAATAGGTCATCATATATTGTTTCATATTCTCCAGTTTTTAATGCTCTAGTATTTCCTTTTTCTGCTCCTGGTCCACCCTTATTTCCTTTTGCATTTTGATTTCCTTTCTTTACCTTACTTAAGTTGCTTTTTCTTTTCCAATTTTTCTTTTTTACTAAATAAAGAACTTCGTTATAAGTGACATCATGTTTTTGTGCTATTTGTTTATAGGTTTTTCCTGCCATATAGTCTTTTTTTATTTTAGAAATTTTGTTATTATCATCTATCACATCATATCACCCACCTACCTTTTCAAATATTTATTCCATTACCTATTTGTAATAATTCATTTCTTTTTAACCTTGTATTAGTAAAAGATGGCTCCCAGGTAGCATATTTTTCCTCCTGTGGAATTTTTATAATATTGCCTTCTTCTATTAGATCAACTGCTTTACAAATCATTTCTACACCTATTGGGAATATTTCTCTCCATAAATCGTGATAGTTCCATTTTCTATCAACAAATAATGTTTTTTGAAGGAATATATCTCCTCCATCTACACTATCATCAAGCCAAAATACTGTTGCTCCTGTTATACTGTCATTCATAGCAGTGGTCCACCTAACAGCATCTTGTCCACGATGTCTAGGTAACAATGAAGGATGAAAACCAATAGCTCCATATTTTGCTTTTTCAATAATTTTAGTTGATATATACCAATGTGAATGTGCTGCAATTACAAGGTCTGTTTCTTCAGGTATATCCCTAGAAACTAATCTATCACAATCGCTTATCACAGGTATTCCTAGTTTTATTGCATATCCTTGCATTTTATCATAGTATTTTTCTTGTGGTGGTGGTGCTACACCAACAATATTATGTCCCTTTTCATATAATGCTTTTAGGACTTCTTTTCCAAAACTTTTTTGCCCACATATAAATATATTCATAATTGTTAACCCCCTATATATTTAAATCCCTGTACTGCTCTAAAATGTCCACCGTATCCAGATGCACACGCATTTGCTTCTCCACCATTATGTCTTTTTCTTGATTTCATAATAGATTTTGAACTTCGTGTTTTATTTCCACCATACAAATTCGCACTTGTTTGCACCCATTTTTTACTTTTTCTCAATGCCATACATAACTGTGGATGCGATGTATGAAAATAAGTTGGAAATTTTTTATTGCATCTTCCGTTACCTTCTAAATGATATTGTGCTATCCATTCTAAAAACTTCATTCCAACACCTGCACCTTGCCATTCTGGCATAGTAACTAATCTTGTTGCTCTGTATCCATTGGATGTAAAAAAAGGAGCAACTGCTACATGACAAGCTAGTTCTCCATCTACAACCCCTATAAAATACTCTGCACAAGGCGGCATAGGTAAATTTAAATAATAATGTGGCTTAAAATATTTCCAGTAACTTTGGTTGACCTTGAAAACTTGGAGGTCAATTTTAGGTCTTTGCCTGGCCAACCCACGCTCAAATACTTTTGTTTTTGTATCAAATACCCAGTCCGGTTTGACCCAATCTAAAATATCATAGTGTGGGGTTAACAACACCACCTTCCCATTTGGATTCGTTCTTCTCCAAGCTTTTTGAAATGCTTGTGAACCTATTTTTGCTATTTGTCTATCAATTACAGATGTAAACTCATCTATAACCACTTTTTCTGGTTTTTCACAAATTAGTCTTGCTAACCCTGCTCTAAATTGTTCCCCATTTGATAATACCCTAAATGGTCTTAACCAGGCAGGTACATCACCTAACCCAACATTTGCTAACGCTCCTGTGACCTCATTGAAATCACCATTCGGAGCAATTTCATCAATTATTGGTCTATCTGTGGCCCAGCCTTTTGTATAGTCATATATTAAGTTTTCACCAAATATAACTTTTCCTATACTAGACTTTCCGCTTCCAGAAGGGCCAACTACAACTCCAATTTGCCATTCTCCAGATAAATCTATTTCTGCTTCCAAATCAAAATTACAACCATTTTCTGCATTAAACAATGATTTAACCCTTGCTGCTCTATAACTATTGAAATCTTGAACTCGATTATGAATTTCTATTTTTGTTTTGTTATTCATTATGTTGTCACCACCTTACATTCATAACCTTGGTCAAGTAATTTATTATATACTTTTTCTTGGTCTTCTTCATTTTTGCATATTACAATTACTCCATATTGTTCCTTATAATTAAAACTGCTTTCACTTGAAGTATTCACTTCGTTTTCCAGTTCTTCTTCAAGTTGTTTTATATCAAACTCAAATTCCTGCATATCAATATTAGATATTTTTGCAAGTTCTTCTTCCAAGATATCAATATCAAATCCGGTATTCATAGTTAGTTTATTATGGACTAGCATATATGCTACTTTTTGTTCTTCAGATAAATGTGTAAGTTTTATAACCTCTATTTCTTTTAGTCCCATATCTTTTTGTGCCAGGTATCTTCCTTCTCCTTCGATTATAAAACCTTTTTCATCAATAGCAATTGGATCATTGTTTCCAAATTCTTGAATTGATTTTTTTATTTCTTCAATTTGTTCTGCTGTGTGAATATTAGCATTATTAGGATATACCTTAATACTATCAATACTTACTTTTTCAATTTTCATATTCTCATCCTCCTAAATTGCAACAGTCTTTTTTATTATGATTTATGTTGCTTTTCCAATATTCAAAATGTTCGTCTACATCTTCACATACACTTATTTGCTCAAAGCCTGTGATTTTCTGTAGATATTGCTTTTTTATGCTTAAAGGTAAATGTTCATATCCGGCATGTTTTACTGTATATTTAGAATAATCTATATCAAACCACTTTTTTATCCAATGATTTACTCTTAAAAACTCTATTAAAATCTTATTGCATTTGATATTGTTTAATATATCGAAGTCTATATACTCATAAATAAAAGGGCTTAATCTTACTTGTACATCAAACCCATTTTTATATAATTTTTCAATAGCCTCTATTCTCTTACTAGGAACCGCAGCCTTTTCATATTTTACTGATTTATCATCATCTGTGGTAGTAACAGTAATTTGAAAATGGGCCAAATCCTTGTCATAAATTTTCAAATACTCATCATTCGCAACAATACTTGATTTTGTGACTATTAAATATCCAATTCTTCTTTTGTTTAGATATTTAATAATTTTATAGGTTATCCTATTGTCCAACTCTATTGGTTGGAAACAGTCTGTCATTCCTCCAAGTCTTACTATTGTTCCTTTTCTTAATTTATCAATTTTCCTTTTTAGCTTTTCAACATTAGCAACACTAGGATTTTTAGGATTCCATAAACCTCTAAAGCTTAATAGGGATTTTGCATAGCAATACTTACAATCGTGGCTGCAACCGACATCCGATAAGTATCTAACCTTATAGGATAATTACATTTGCTGCCTTCATTTCCGCCTACTTCCTTATAAAAGCTTTTAAATTGTTTCAATAATACTCCTTTCTCAAAATAAAAAAAGACCATAAACGGTCTTTTAGGGGATTGAATATTTTGTAATTTATAATTTTTCACAATATCATTATAGTTCGTTGATTATGACATGTCAAGGACAAATTATGGACAAACTTACATTGTATTATTAGAACATTTTTCTTATACCATCTATTCCAAACATAAGTATTGCTATTTCTTCGATTGCTGTATTTTGATCTCTACTAATTTGTCTTTCACTAATGTGATACTTTTCGGACATACTTTTTGTTTTTGGCTTCTTATCTCCTTTTATATATAAATCATCAATAATATGTGCTCTCCTTATTTTTTCGGCATTGTTACTGCTTTCGGCCTCATATATATAAAATTTTATAATTCTTTTAACATGTTCTATAATTATTTCCGTTCTTTTTTTAGATGCTAATATTGATTGAACTACAGTTACTTCATCAGATGTAGTACAATATAATTTATCTAGTACCTCATCAACAGTTGCTGTTTCCAGTTCGCATTCAGTCCATGTTGCCTGCTGACAAGCACTTAAAAATCTTCTATAATTTTTTATTAAAAGCCTGGTATTTTTTAATTTGGTATCATATGTTATTTTTTCTCTTAATCTTTCCTCATTTTTTGCCCTTTCAATTCCTTTTTCAATTCCCTTTTCTACTGCAGAATTTATTAGTTGTTCTATAAATTCTAATATTTTGCTTTCTTTTTCAGATATTTCAATTTTTCCCATACAAAACCTCTCCTTCCAGGTAAACTGTATGCTTTGTGCTTTAGTAAATTATAATTCTATATTTCTTATTCTATAATACAATGTTTCCTATTTATTTTATATACATTTTCAATGCTCTTACTAATGTATCTAGAGCTTCAATATATCCATAACTATCAGTACCATCTTTCCTTACTTGAATATATTGTTTGTCTTTTATTTTTCGTTTTAATTCACTTGTCTTTGTTATTGCTTCCTTTATCTCCACTTTCTTTTTGTTTCTCCTTTTCTGCTGGGACATTTAAATATAATTGCTCATCAGCATAATTTTCCCAGTATGGTGTGTCTGTAAATGTTACTTCATAAAATAAATTATTGGTGTTTCCTAATACTGCTTGGTAGCCATTTAAGACTCTCCATTTTTTTCTTGTCTTATCCCACAATGGTCTGCCTATCAGCATTATAATTTGAAACCAACTCAACATTTGCTGTGATTTATCTTGGTTTTCTTTTTCTGCTTTTTCTTGATTTTGCTTTTTCATTTGTTATATTCTCCTTTCTGCATTTGTTTTCTATTTCGATATTTATTAGTCTGTCTATTCTTTCTTTCTCTTTCTTTATTGCTTCATCTAATATCAAAGTCATTGTATATACGGATATTTCTAGTTTATCCTTATTTTTAGCAATAAAAGGCTCTGAATACCCATACCAATGTTTTGTTTCTATTCTAAATCTTACATCTTCTGATTCAGTTGTTTCCACTCGATGTTTTATTTCTTTCAGTTCATTTATTGACATCTGATGTAGTGCTATTGTATTACTAATCTTTTCGTTCATTTTTGCTGTTCTCCTTTCTCAATTTTTCTAATAACTGAATCCAACACACTTTGTCGCACTCATCTCCATAACTTATTGGATTTTCTATATCTCTTATCATTACTTGCTTATCCTTTTCAGTTAGTAAGTGTAAGTTACTGCCTATAAACTCACAGGTCCATTGCACAATATATGTTTTTCTTCCTAGTGCATATCTTTCTGCTCCAATTAGCATTGCACTTAAATCTTCTGTTTCTCCATTTACATCAATTTTCATCTTTTCTCCTTACTTAAAGCTACTTATCTTCAACATTTGGACTACAAACACTCCTGTTTTTTCCTCAATTTTGTTTTGAATTTGCTTCATTTTTTCTTCATCATCTTCTTTGTCTAATTTATCCATTAACTCAATTATTTTTTCTAAAACCTCAGTACATTTTTCAAAGCAAGTTTTCATTTCTTTTATTTTTTCTACATCATCCATAATTTACCTCCATTTTTACTTAATTATCTTATATTAACTTCACAACTGCTGCTATTCCATTGTAATAATCATAATCCCAACAACCTCCTTCTTCATATAATTTTTCTATTTTTTCTAATAATATATCTTTATTTATCCAATGTTTATATTCTTGAACCAACCTATTGTTTTCATTAATTAGTTTTTCTATCAAATTCAAAACTATTTTTACACTTTGTGTATCTTCTAATGATATTTCTTTATAATTTTTTGTCTTTCTCCTTAATTCAAATGTGTCTAGTATTTCAATAGCTTTCTTTTCTTTTTGATTCAATACCATAATTTTCTCCTTTCTACTGTTCATTACAGTTTAAAGCTGTTCAACTTTTTTTATTGCTTCTTCCAATTTTGCATTATCAAATCCAGTATTAAAGTTAGTATGTATAATGTGTTTATCTTCAAATTGTTCTACAATATCTTTTATTTCATCATCTAAAATTAAATAATTATCAGCTTTCCCATATTTTTCATCTTCAAGAAAATTCTTTATTTCTAGTCCTCTTTTTCCACTACTTAAACTTATTGTTGTTGCAAATATTCGCATTCCATATTCTGCAAGTCTTGAATTTACTATTTCAATATCTACTTGATTTAATCGCCATGTCGAACTTAATACTATCTTTACATTATAATTTTGTTTCTGTAATTCCTGGTTTAACTTCATCAAATTACTTAAACATTTTGGATCAAATGGGAAACAATGCATACTCATTATTCCTTTTACATGATGTCTGTCAAAACATTCATCCCAGTAATTCATATTGTTTAGCACACCATCTATGTCTAAAAATATATAGAATATTCTTTCATTATTTTTTTTATTGTAATAACAGCCATTGCATCCCATTTTTTCAACTTGGCAAGTATCCCATTCTTTATCTGTACATTTCATTATTCTTCCCCCTTTTGTATTTCTTTTATAACCCACTCTATAACTGCCTGTACCGTAATCGGACAATATCCATATTCATTTTTTCTAACTATATCTGCAAATATGTTAGCATCATTTCTTTGAATTCTACATCCCATAAGTAATTTAATAAATCTTTTTCTTGAAATTCTTTCAATACCTAACATTTTTTGCAAATGTATTGATGATTCTCTTGTAATCGTAATTGATACACTTTTTGATTTTTCTTTTTCTATTGCGTACCTTACTGCATCTGCAGCATCATCTTGATTATTTTCCTGCACACTTTCAAAATTTTGCATTTCCGCTATTTTACTAATTTCTCCATCTTTGTCCTGCATAAAAATATCGCCATCTACTATTAACTTTTTTACTTCATCTGTTGACATATTATCCCTCCTTTTCAAATATTTTCTTATATTCTTCTTTGCATTTCTTTCCTTCAATTTCAAATAATACTTTTGCAAAATCGACTTCTCCATTTTCATCGAAGTACTCTTTTATAATCATAAATAATGGAAGTTGATTTTTACCCCTAAACCCGAATATAATTCCTGTTTTCTTTCCTTTTATTTCTAAGGATGGCATTATTCCTCACCATCCTTTGCTACTTGCAATATACACATTATTGCCATACCTATAAAATCTCCTATAAAAAAGCCTACTAAAAGCCCTATTATTAAATACTTTATCATTTGTAACACCTACCTTCCATTTAATTCATACATATATACTGTTTCTCTTAATGAATCCAATTCGATATATTGTTCATCTATTATTGCTTGTCTCCTATCTATTGTTCTGTCTAATTCACCTATTTTATCTTTTAGTTTGGTATTTTCATTTTTTAGATCATGGTTTATTGCTATACACCCAACAACAAATCCCAAAACAAAACATAAAATAACCATTAAAACTGCTTTTATTTTTTCAGTTTTCATATATATTTCTTTATCATAAATTTTCATAAGTGTTCCTACCTTTCAATAAATTTTCTTCCATTACACCACATATAATTTTCAGTTGGACAAAATTCATCATATACAAGTGGCATATCTTCTTTTTCATCGCAGTACATATCTCCATGTTCAATATACATACAATTTATACATTGTTCGCAAGTAACATTCTGCTTGATTTTATATCTTTTTCTTTGTACTGGTTTTCCCATTTTTTCTCCTTTCTATTGTCTTATATATGGTCTATCTATATATAACGCAACTGGGGGCTGTATATTTCCCATTACAGACAAATATATTTTTCCTGTTTTTATAAATTCTTCTTTTTCTTTTTCAGTCATTTCCCAACACGAAACTATATGTTTATCTGTTTTTAATGCTGGTAAATCTCCACACCCTTCGGCCTTAAATATACAATTCATATCTTCAAAATTTACTGGATTCATAATCCTATTCCTCCTTTATTTTTAAGTTATATTTATCTTCAAATACCTTCTTTTTAGCAATATATTCCTTTGTTTTAAATCCTTTTGTATCAATAATTTCTGCCGTTTCATCATTATGAAATACTATAAAATCCGCTTTATATTTTAAACCTGGAGCTAGTATAAACACAGGCTGCAAACAAAAACCTTTTATTTCTCCTGCTTGCAGCCTTAACTTCAAATTGCAATAATAGTCCGCTTCTTTTTTACTATCAAATGTCTGTCCATCTACGGAAGTCTTTACTGCTCCATATTTGCTTTTCCTATTACCTTTTTTCTGATATTCCCTATATTGTTCAATGTTCCAATGTTCTTGATTGTTCATCTTCTTTTTCCTTTTCTAATATTTTTTCAACAAATTCTAAATACTCTAATGTTTCTGCTACAATATAAACTTCACTCCTATTGTTTGGTGTAAATTCTTTTAAATTACCTATTCTATCTTTTGTTATCAATAATGCTCTATTTATATCCATTTATAATTCCTTCCAACTTTCAACTTTTTTATAGGCTGTTTTCATTCCTCCGTTTTTATCTAACATTGGGATTATCTCATTTATTTCCGGAAACTCTTTTTTTAACTGTTCCGCAACATCCATTAGTACTTTTGCCATTTGAGCCATTTCAATAGGCCCCCCATTTCCTTGTACTATTGATACCGGTGCTTTCTTAAATTCTTTTACTACTACAACTTCGCAAGTTAAACATTCATTTTCTTCCTTTAATCTGTTTATTTTTTGAATTTCTTGAATCTGTCTAAAATTCATATTTTTTATTCTCCTTTCTTTTTCTTTGCACACTTTAAATCTTGTAATACTCTTGGTGTATATTGCCTATTTTCCTGGTTTCTTTTTAATGTTTCTATATTTTTTATAGTCGTATCAGTTTCAGCACAAATCCCCTTTGTTATAAACTTACTTGTATATGGTTTTATTGTACTTACTAGATCTATTTTATCTTTTATTATTCTTCTTTCCTGTAGTACCTTTTCTAGTTTTTTATAAACTGCCATTATTTCAATAGCATTTAATTTACTCAATTCTATTTCGTGTAACAAATCGTCCCTTTCGTATTCCTTATTTCGCAAATCTGTATTTAATTTTTTCTCTATTTCCTCTATGTTATAGAAAAAATATTTTATATTTTCCAACAATTCTAACGATTGCTGCATATCCTCAATTACCATCGTTCTCGCCCTTCCTTTGTATATTTTTTCTAGGTTGTGTTTGTTTTTGAAATTACCACTTTGGCATATCCCTATAAAATTTTATTAGTTCTTGTATATCCTCTTTTTCTTTGCCTCTTCTAAAACCAACCATTATATTAGGTGGAGTTGGTATTTCCTTACTAATTGGTTTCCATATATGTAAACAGTATGGCATAATATTTACATAATTTTCTTTTTTAGGATGTATTTGCATACATACCTCATCTTCATTCCAAAAAATATCTTTCATAAAACACATTTGTTCCCATGTTGGTGTTTTTACTGGTGTTGATACACTTAAATGTTCAAATTCGCATCCCCAACTAAATATAAAATGTAATGCCTTATCAATATCATTTATTATTTTTACTTTTCCGTTTTTGTATTCTACTGGAAATACTGTACCTCCGAAGCCATCCTTTCCTTGTTTTTTTATTATCATTCCAGGTGTTTTCTTGATTTCTTCAATATTTTTCATAACCCCTCCTACATACTTATGTGCATTCCTGTTCTCTTTTTGAAAAGCTCGCAATATTCAAATAGACCTGTTTGCTTGCCTTTTAATAAGCATCGTGGTACTTCTATCTCAAATTTCTTATGTTTTTCTATTACAGGAATACACCATTCGCAATTTTCACATGTCTTTAATCCTCTAGATATTAGTTCATCTTCTCTAATAAATCCCATTTCTTTACTCCTCCGCTTCTGATATCTGCATCATTATTGTATCTGAATCATACTGTGTGCTTAATTCTGTTTGCTCTAATGCCGATAATACACATTTTTTAAAATATGCTTTTGGAATTTTTATTTGTGATATAGTGTTCGCAATAGTATAGTTTTTCAAAGCATAACACAATTTTTTAGAATTGATTTCTTGCACTTTTTCTCTTGTATCTGGATTCATATACATTTCTTTCAAAATCTCTGACATTTCAATAGCAAGTTCTGGAGTAAATATATTCATTTCGCAATTATGTATCATCAATTCATATTCCATCTTTTCAGTCTCGTCCATCATATCATCTAAAGTCTTGTTTTTTTTTGCTTTGTAACTAGATGGAAAGATAGATGTAATTTCGTTTAATTTAATTTTATTTAATTTAATTTGATTTGATTTTATTTGATTTAATTTGCATAATTTTGTATTGCTTTTGTATCGTTTTTTGTATGCATTTGCATTACTTATGCAATAACCTTTTATGCACTTGCATTGCTTTTGTTTCTTTTTTGCATTGCTTTTGCTTTCCTTTTTTCTTTCTTTGTTCCATCTTGCGTTTGCTGCTTGGCTTCTTTTTTCTTTCAATGTCTCATACTTTTCCATTCTTCTTAATAAACTTGCAGACCAAAAGAATTTTTTATCTGAATTAAATAAGCCATTTCCACTTTCGCCATCTGTATATTCACTTATACAGTCTTTCAAGTACGCCTCGACATCAATAGTTGTTCCTGTATGCATTTTTATTGCTCTATATGTAGTTTTGTCGAGAGGTAATTTATATGTTGCCTCATTACGAAGCATTTCTAATATTGCCCAAAACAGACCATATCCGTTCTAACCCATAATCACATCTCATTGCTAATATTTTTGGATCCGATAATGCGTTTGCATCATGGCTAAAATAGTAAACATCTTTATTGTTGGCCATTGGTTACCTCTCCTTTCTTTTGTAATATAACATCCATAGTTAGTTGTTGATTTTTATATACATCATTTATATATTTCTTTTCACATACTGGACCAAATCCTTTTTGAATACTTCTCCAAGTTTTTAATTCTTTTCCACACATTCGGCAATTAAATGTTCTATCTTTTATGTCAGGACACTTTTTTAATGCCATTACTGCTAGACTTATTGCTTTTATATCATTCAAATAAATTTCATCAGAATCACTATTTTGTATGAAGCTTAATCTATCTCTTCTCAATTCTTCTAATTGTGTTATTGCTTTTATACTATTCATAATATCCCTCCACATTAAAACGGATATAATTTTAATTCTAGATCTAATCCTGGTCTTGCAATAGTTGTTTTTATCTTTGTTTGTTCATATACTCTATTTTGCATTATCATTTGATTTGAATTAGTATCTGATAAATGGCATAATATTATATTTTTTACATATCTCAAATCATTTGATGCTAAAAACTTTAATACATTATCTAAACTAAAATGACTTTCTAATAGTCTCGTATATCTAGTTTTATTTATTACTCCATTTCTTACATTTTCTTTTGCTATTTCTTGATTATAATTACACTCTAATAATAAATAATTTAATTTATTAAACTTATATTTTATATAATATGTATCTGTAGCATATAATAATTTTTCACCAGTTGGCTTATATTGAATTAAAAAGCCTAATGGTTCTATTGCATCATGTTGCACATTAAAAGGAAGTATTATAAAATTTCCAATTTCAAATTGTTTTAATGCTTTTACTACATGAAATCTATGTCCTTTTAAATGTTGCTTTTCAAAAGTTCCTGCTGAAGCATATATATCCATTCCATAAAGGGCAAAATTTGTAGCATATTTCAAATGGTCCATATGTTCATGTGTTATCAATACTCCATTTATTCCGCTAAAATTAAAATTTAGTTCTTTTTGCACATTCTTAAAGTTAACACCTGCATCTAATATTAACTTTTCTTTTTCATTTGCTTCTATTAGATAGCAGTTACCACTTGAACTGCTACCTAATACTTTTAATTTCATTAGAATGATGGTCTTTCTGTTGTATCAATATTTTCTTCTTCAGATACAGGTTGAGAAATTTCTTGACTTTCATTCAATGTTTCACTTGGTATTTCCTGTGGTGTAACATCTATTAGTTCTTTATTAGCATTATCTTCAATTTCTTGCTTTACTTTGTCTTCTTGATTTTCTACATAATAGTCTTCTGCATTTTCCATTACATATACATAGCTTTCATTTATCTTTTTAGGATCTAATGGTACCTTTTTACAAGTTGCTCTTACCATTGTTTTATAAAGCATTTCTTCTTGCCATCCTTCAAGAGTTTCTGTTCCAACCTTTTTACCATTTTCCCAGATATCTTTTTCTCCACCCCAAAATTCAGCTGCTGCTGTACTTGGTTTTCTTTTTAGTAGTTCTGCTTTTGACATTGTAACTAGTTTATTTCTAGTTTCATCTTTATATCTTATATATCCAAATCCACCTACTACTTCTCCCCTATCAAATGGGTTTGATATATCAAATTCGTAACAATCAACATTATTCTTTGTAATCATTTTAAAATTGTCATTTTTATGTACTAATTCCACTCTAATATCAACTATTGGATATATTGAATATTTAATAGCAACATATCTTAATCCTTCATATCCTGGCATTAGCGTTAAATCATATTTTTTGGTTTTTCCATTTAGATAAGGTACTACGCTTAAATGGTTTGCAACAGCCATATCTAGTCCTAATTTTGCATTTTGTACTACATCAACGGCTAGTTTATTCATATTTACATTTTGCCATATTACTGCTGGGTCTGCTGCCTTTTTCTTACTATAACTTCTTCTTTCTTCTGCACTCTTTAAAGAATTATCTATTCCTATGAAATAATTTCTAACTAATTGTCTTTGATAGTCATTCAAATTTAATTCCCCAACATTTCCCTTAAATTCATTTATTACCATTGCTGTAAATCTTTCACTTGCTGTTGGTTCTGCTTTTTTTATTTCTCCAGTTTCTTTATTTACTAATTCTGTTCCCATACTATTCTTCTCCCCCCATCTCTTTTAACATTTTCTTAAATGCTTCTACTGCTTCTCCATCAATGCTTCCTACTGTTACTTTCATTTTAGGTCTTTCTTTTTTTTCTTCACTTACATTAAAGTTATGATTTATATCTATTGGGCCATCTCCTAATAATGTTGTCATTTCCTTTACCCCTTCATAAAATCCTTTGTAATACGCTAATTCGCTTTCTAATTTAGTTATATTTATTTTCTCATTTTCCATAATTTCAAATTCCTTTCTTAATATTTATTTGTATCATTTCCATATGTTTTTTCTGTCTTATCTATCCATTCTTTCATTGCCTTTACAATATCTTGTCTGTCTGCATTTGATACATACATCATTTGTGAAGTATTAGGCTCTGTATTAAATGAAAATGCTAAAACTACAAATCCAAATCCATTAGGTAATTCATTTTCAACTTTTTGAGCTATGTTTTTCATTTTTCCTTTTACAAATTCTTCTGCATTATTCATATTATTTTATCCCCTTCACAATAAATTTCATTCCTGTTCTGTCTTGATCCTCTACTACTACTGTTGCAAATGCAGGTATTGTAATTAAATCAATTCCTAATGGTGCTACAAATCCCCTTGCTATTGCTATTGCCTTTACTGTTTGATTTATTGCTCCTGCTCCAATTGCTTGTAATTCTGTTTTCTTATCTTCTGTTATTAATCCTGCTATTGCCCCTGCTACAGCATTTGGATTTGATTTACTTGATACTTTTAAAATTTCATTATTCATTTTTTTATTTCCTCACTTTCTTTTATTAGATCATCGAAATTTCTTCCATAACCCACATTTTTTATTCTTTCATCAATATCTTGTTGTGTTATTATTTCTCTTTCATATAGTTCTAATATTTTTATTACCTTTTTTATATCTCTATTGCAGCAATCATTCCAAAGCATATATAAGTGACTTTCATATAGTTCCATTCTATCTAGTGTTAATAAAAATAATGCTGTTCTGTCTTTCGCTTCTTTTTGCAGTTCAAAAAGTGTATTTAATGCACCTGGATTTCCTCCTGCAAATGATATAAAGTTATCCGCAAATGTTCCAAATATATTTAGTCTTGCCATACTACACCTCATTTCCTAGTCTTCAGATACTGATAGGAATTTCTTATCTCCTCTGTATCCAAAACATAAATTTCCACCATCACATATTAAAGCTAATTCATCTAATGTTACTTCATCAGGACATTTATAAATTCTATATTCTCCATGTGCATAACAAGCTTTTCTTGAATAAACTATATCGTTTTGTTCTAATTCTTCGCTTGTAGGTGCTTTATGGTCAATATCACTAACTTTTAATATTTTGTATTTTTGTTCTAATTCTTCATAAATTTTCATATTAATTTTCATTTTTTCGGTTTCATTCTCAGTAAATGCATATGATGAATATACTTTTTTCTCCATCTATATCACCTCGATTCTTAATTGAGAATCTGTTGTTACTATTAAGCTAATTATTTGTGCATTTATGTTATATAATTCATTTATTGACTCTCTATTATCTATAAATATTGGTGCTGAAGTTTGATAAAATTTTATTAATGTATTTATAATATCCAACCCTGCAAGTATTTTATGTGCATTATTTACATCTGAATATGGTACACCTTTTACTAATGTATCACAGCACTCAACAAGTCCTCCATTAATTTGTGTATCAAAAAGTCTAAATTTTACTACTTCAAATTTGCTATTTATAGCACTTTCTAATAGTTCAACTTTTGTTTTTGTAAATTGTTCAATTTGATATTGTTGTGCTTCTAATTCTTGAACTTTATTTGCTATATTTTCTTCTTCATTTTCCAACTCTTTTATGCGTTCTTTTGTTCTTTCTTGTATAGCCCTTTCATTTAATTGTTTATCAATATTATTAATTAGATCTATAATATTATTTTTTCTACCTTGAATTTCTGATGTATCACCATTTATTAGTTTATCTACTATTTCCTGTAGTTCATTAACTTCCTTTAGTTTTTCTTGATATTTTGGAAATGCTGTTACATCAATAGTTGCATTTTTTGCTTCTTCATTTTCAATATTCTCAATTTTAACCTTTGTTTCATTTAATTTTGTATCGATATCTGCCATTTCCATTTTTATTTTTTCAATTGTTTCTGTATTTTCTTTAATTCTTGAATTAATTGCTTGTCCTTCTGTATTTATTGCATTTTGTTCTACCTTTTTATGATTGTTAAAATTATTTTCAAATTGTTTTTTAATTTCTTCAATTTTTTCTGTCTCATATTCTCTCTTACAAGTTGGGCATACAAATGAATCCGGATCAAATTCCAGTTTTGTATTACTAATTTCATCCCACTTTTTATATAATTCATTTTTTCTTTTGCTGTCTTGCTCTATTTTTAGTTGTCTCTCATCCAATTCTTGTCTTTTATTTCTCAACATACTTTCATTTAAGGCCTTATCATTTATTAGTTTTATTTTTTCTGCTACATATTGCTGCTTATTTTCCTTTTCTAGTGTAATTTTTAATTCATTTAATTCATTTTTTGCCTTCGCAAGTTTATCGGCTTTTTCTATATTTTCTTTTGCTCTCGCTTGTATATCAAACATCTCTGTTTCAATTTTTTTCAATTCTTGATTGTATGTTTCTTTTTGTTTTTCTAATTCATCATAATTTATATTATGCTCTGTTACTAAAGTATTGGTAAGTTCATCTATTCTTATAGGAATACTTTCCTTTTGATTATTTAATTCCTTTATTTTAGATTGAATAACCTTTTTATAATCTTCTATACTTCTACCATTTAAGTTTTGTTGTAATGTTTTAAATTCTTCATTTGCGTTTAATATCTCCTCATCTGTTATTTGATTACCAGATATATTAGTCAATATTTCTCGTCTTTCCTGCCATTTTAATTGTTTATTAAAATACAAAGGATCTGTTATTAATTTAAATAGACTTTCTGGAACTAAACTATTGATTTTTTCTTCATAATCTTTCTTTTTGACTGGTACTTCATCTATCCAATAACTTGTCTCGTGTCCAGAAAATTCTTGTTGTGTTTCTCCCCTTTTAGTAACCCATTTTTCCTTCAGCATTTTTTTAAAAGTCATATCCACTCCATCTATTAGTAAAATGGCCTCAACTTCATGTTCTAAAAAATGAATTGGTTTATTATTTTCATCTAATGTTTTTATATTAAAATCTTTCCTATCGCTACTATCTTTATCAAAAAATAGCCATTTAAAAGCATCAAATACTGTTGTTTTTCCTGTTGCATTTTTTCCATATATATTTGCGTTTTTTCCTTCGAAATTAATCTCTAAATTTTTTATTCCCTTAAAATTTTTTAGTTTTAAATTAGATATCTTTATTTGCATTTTTATTCTCCTTCCTTGTTTTCATTAACTTTTCTACATCTTCTAACGCTTCCAAAAGTCCACATTGGGAACATATATCAGTTTTTCCATCTCTTCTGGACAATGCAGGCCTTTCTCCAAGTATTCCTTTACATCTAGGGCATATTCTCATTTTTGTCACCTCTTTTACAAATACTCTTCGTATTTTTCACTTATATTTTTAATCCATTCTGTGTTTACTCTATCTAGATATGTACTCCACGCTGACTTATAAGAATTCCACCACCAGCCTTTTTTCTTTAAAGCATATATTAATTGTCTTTTGCATTTCATAGTAAATTTTATATACGCTCTGTCTCCCTCAATATAAGATGTAAAATTTTCATCTTCATAAATAATTTCTTTTCTTATTTCTTTTACTTCGCCATTTATTGATGCTTGGTATAATTTATATATATTACTGTTTTTTCTCCACTTATATTTTTCTTGTAATTGTTCATATACCTCTATAAACTTTTTATTATCAATGGTTGCTAGGTTCATAATATCTTTTGTTGGATCTAAATTTAATTGAATAAGCCTTTTTATTCCATCAATAATATATTTTACTTTTTCTTCTTTGGAATCATCTTTTTTGGCATTTTCTACTTGTTTTCTTAAGTCCTCGAACCATTCACTCAATTCATGTGAAGCCTTCAATATTTGTTCACTTTTATCAAGTCTTTTAGAATTATATTTTGCTGGCCCTGCTACCATAACTGGTACATGTTGAG